TAGTTACCAAATCGGGAGAATCCCGGGTCCTCTCTTTAGGGGGAGGTCCCTGGGCCGAAGCCCGCCCACCTTTCGGTGGAGCCACCGCTTTCGCGGACCCGTGCTCTTTCGAGCACACCCACCCCGTTTACGGGGGTCCCTCGGTCAGCTACCGAGGAGAGCTCGCTGGCCCACACTCCTGAGGGAATGTGGGAACCGGCGTTAGCCACTCCGAAGTGCGTATAACGCGCACGCCGGCGGACTTCATGCTGTCGGTGATTTCACCTCCAGTATGGAACCACGCTATGTAGCGACCACTGTCGTGCTTTTCGCTGAAGAACTTGCGTTCTCGAGCGATACGAGCAAGACGGAAACCCGAGGTACGGGTATCCGCGAGCAGCCGCCCGTACGGAGTCTTGGTGTATACCGAGACTGCCGTAGGCGGGCTGACTACGTAGTAGTCGGCAGCGAGGTCCGTCCCACCGAAGAACATCGAAGGCACCTGGGAGGAGAGCCGTACCCACACCTTGTAGAGGCGTGGATCTGACATACCTCCGACAACTCCCCAACCCCGTAGCCGATTTAATATCAGCATCAGGGCGAAGAGATTGTCAACAGGTTTCTTGATGTAAAACGGTTTGACATCGACACCACGGTAAAAGTGCGCGCCGCAGCTCTCGCGAAAGAGCCCGGACACGAACGTTTTACGAAGATTCGGTTTAAAACCGTAGTAGGCAAGTGCCTCTAGCACACGGGGTGCAATCTCACTGGGACATATAATATCGTCCCCGTAGATGCCTATGGTTCCGGCGTTACCAAAATGGATTTGGGTCGCTTTGACTATTGCCCAGAATATCATGGACTCTAGCTCAAATGTGAACCCATTTCCCATTGTGGAAAATAGTTCCCATCGTATCGTCTCGCCATCTACGATTCCGTAGTGTGAGCGGATACGATCGAGATATGAATATAGCTCAGGTGGGAGAAAACTCCACACCAGGCGATCGGAGATGGAATCGGATGCAGACGATAAGTCTATCGTCGCAAGCGAACCATCTACGCTGCCCTGCTGAGCCAGACGCTGGTTGATCGATTGATCATTCAGGTCTATACCAACGGATTTGAGCCGGCGTCTGATAAAGGCACCGACCCCTTTCTGGAGGTACATATTCATATCAGGCTCCTTACAGGCAGCCCGATCTATTTTATTATTCTTCGGAACTGTAAACACTCCGTTCCCTACAACGAGCCTAAATTCATATGACTCGTTATAGCGGACCGCGTGTCTGATCCACGGCGCACATTGGTCTCGGACCAATAGAGCCGCTCTCAGAGCGCGGGGGGTAACGGTTGCTTGTTCAGCGAACTTCTTGTAAGGCGCTGCATCCTGCAACTTGTGCCCCATAGAGGCACCGTTGGAGAACGTGCATTGCCCAAACAACGACGATCGGTAGCCAGAGAGGAGGTTGCCAATAAGGCTACGGATGCTGGTTTGTAAAACATCCGGATCCCATGACAAGGATTTGTCATGTAAGAAACCTTCTCTATTTATCTGACCGCACCGATCATTCGCCTCCCGTAGCTTAGCGATAGCTAAGGTACGACGGGTCGCCTCGTCATTACCAGAACCTAAGGTCGGATGCTTTGTGAGCAATTCGTCCCTTAAGTAAGCAATTGCTGTAAAGTCGTCACTGTGCGGATCACCGCTTCCAGTAGCGACAGAAGCAATTGATTGGTAAATTTCGAGAGAAAGATCGCGAGGAAGATCAATACATAAAGAGTTGAACTTCTTTGTTGTCTTCGACATGGGTAATCCTCATGTTTGAATGGCCGGCGTCTATTAGTAGATGCCGGAGTTTGCTGCGATTGCTGAGGGAATCGGGTTTCCATCTTTTAGGAGACCTTGCATTGCCTTAACAATAAGCTCGCAGTCGGAATTCGTAGCGAAAATTGGAATGGTTAGTTCCATATTTAAGTACGAACGCCATGCGGCTACAGGAAGCTCTACACCACCAACAGTCTGGGTTGCCACTTTAGGCACCTCGACTTTGATGGTGTATTTGCGATTCTGCGCAGAGCTCTGACGAACGCTACAGGTTACTTTGTAAGCCTGTGAACGCGAGTTAGAGCTGATCCATTCAGCGACCCCGTTAGCGAAGTTGCTTGGGGCGACAGTCACGTCGCCAGTTCCGCCATTGTCGACGAGAACGAACTGAGTAAAGTTAGAAGCCATGCTTCAAACTCCGGTTGAGGGCTCTATCTAGAGAGCCGTTGCCTGATTAATGCTAACGCATCTAAGGTATGGACCATCGAGAAAGGAGACTTTACGTACGCGCCAGTTGTTGGCCATACGGATTGTACCCCTCGATGCATGGCTGAGATTTGGGCCTTAGCAGTGCCCTGTCTCTCCACAGTCCACCCGTAGGGAGCGTCAACGCTTATGATGGACTCACCCGTTATTACGTCAGTAACTGTTCCTGACATGTAGGAGCATCCCACGGGGGCCGTAAGGCCCTCGAGCATGTTACCTACAGGTAGGAGCCAGTCGACAACGAATGAGAAAGGCACCTTTTCCCACACTATACCTAGTGGGTTCAAGATACCTAGAGACGACAACCATGCCAAACGTGCATCGTTTATGTAAAACCATATCACGATACGTCGCGATATGTTGCACGTTGTCTGGAAGTTTGCAGCTGGATACGACAGACGGCCATCTAACTTGATGTTAGTACCGACCTGACGTACGGCTCTCATAGGAAGAAACTCTTGAAGGTGAACCTTCGTAAGCATCTCATATGCACCCTGGATATCACTCATTAGTGGTAACCAACCGAACTGCAACTCCAACCACCTGCCGGCCACGTGTTTTGATCGAAACTTTCGATCTTCGTTTAGGGCAAGGTAGCGGAGCGCCTGGCGCCAATTACCGCGACGAGCGGCAGTGTACGCCTTCACGAGCGCAATGGTTTGCGTCGCGAGTTGTGAGGCTGTCGACCTGGCCTCTGCTAAAGCAACACCAAGGTTAAAATTACCCTGGGTGACCTTTTGCAGGACTTCGGTCGACGCCCGGTTCGCAACGTTCTGCGGCACTTCGATGTAAGTCAAGTTTTGGCTTACAGGGAAGAGGCTGTAGCAGGAGCGTGCGTCGAGGGAGAAGCCGAAACCGGCTTTCTCCTCGTACGGGCGACCCCACGATGACCCACTTCGCTTGTAGGCACCTTGATCTATCGATGTGACACTTAACGCCCCCCGTGAATACGGAGAGGGGTAGTGCCACTGTTTCGTTTTGGCCCCAGTCGAGTTAAAACGACCGGGAGTCCAGTTCGAACGATATTTTAAAGAGAATGAGTTATCTTCAGTCTCACCGTCCGCGTAAACGCGAACGGAGGGGACGAAGGTCTCGTTCTCCCTATCAAGGGTACTAAAAGCTCGCACAGGTCAAACCTCCTAGGAATGGAATTCCGGCTACCTACAGCGATAGCCATGGTAGCGTCTCGCTAAAGACATTAAAAATGGCATTAGCTCGACAGGAAGTTGAGCAGGACCCCGAAAGGGGTC